CGCTGCGCGAGCGCGATACACGCAGTCCATGTCGCGCTCGTATCGGCGCATCATGTCGGGGTACTGCTCGCGGTCGGGGTACTCCTGATCGACTCGCTCGGCCAGATCGTCCGCGCACTCTTTCAGCAGCGCCTCTAGCCGCTTGATGTGGGCGGCGGCTTCGCGAAACTTGGCGGCATCCTCCACGTAGCCGCCGTGATAAATCCGGTCGCTGCACCCCAGTAAATAATCCGCGTGCTTGCTCATCACTCATCCTCCCCGCGCAGGCGGTTATGGAACGCAACCAGTGCGCAATACGCATCGTCCGCGCTATCAGCAGCCTTGCGGGCGAAATGCGCAGAGGATTCTGCTTTCAGCAACGCTCGGACCAGCTCCTTCCGCGCCACCGCAGCAAGCGGGGCGGGCTCCGGTTGCACCGCTTGCTCTCCGAGATGGAACGCTTCGCGCACGGCGGCGAGCATTAGCTGCCCCTGTGCTGTGTTCGTGGCGGCGACGAGAACGCGATCTTCTATGTCGCACAGGTGCGCGGAGGCTGCCGTTGCCGCGTCTACTGGTACTGGCGCATCGGGCTCTGCCTGCGGGGCGGGCTTCTCCACTTCAACCGGCTGGTTGCCCGACCACCGCGGGCAGCCCCCTTCCTCCGCGCAGTGACCGCCCTGACAGCCGCAGTCCTCGGGCTCGGGGCTCTTGGTCCGGCTCATGCCGTGTCCCTCCGCTTCAACGCCTTCTCCATGCGCTCGCGCCCCCACCGGGTCAGCGTCCAGCCGGTGCCGTAGCCCATGCGATGCTCGATGCGCCAGCCGGGCAGCTTGGCGTCGGGATCCATGGACCCGCCCACCGCGATGATGGCCGCAGCCGTGCGCTGCTGGAGCACGTTGCCCCGCAGCTCGCCCGGCGCGCGCACCATCCACTGCCACTCGTAGAGCGCCTCGGGGCCGGAGGGGATCCGGTAGAGCAGATCCCCGGCCAGGATGGCCCTGGCGTGCTTCTTCTGCGTCTCGCTCAGCTTCATCACTCCTCCTCGTCCGTGGGCTCTGCGAGGATGGCGCGGGCCACCTCGACGTTGCTCATCGTGGCGTCAGCGCACTGCTCGTAGCCGGCGATGATCCGCAGGCCGTTCTCCAGCCGCTCGATCCGGTCCCGCTGAGCGTCTGCTCGCAAGAGCAGCGCTCGTAGCTGCGATGCGTCCACTGTGCACTTCGGCGAGCCGACAGACATGCCGCCCTGCGTTGGTCGGTACGCATCCTCAACAGCCTGTTTCAACGTCCTAATGGCTTCTCCTCCGCGCGAAGGAAGATTGGTCATCCGTACATGCTCCTGTGCCGCCGCCAGTTCTCGTTCGTGCTCACCAGCGGCCCCTGGCGCCACGGGCTCCGCTCGTTGGTGCGGTAGGTCAGGCAGTCCTGCGCCCGCGCCCGGCCGCGCCCGGTCAGCCGCAGCACCCGCACCCGCCCCTCCTGCACGCAGGTCTCCCACACCATGGGCTCCGTGAACGGCGCCAGGATGTCGGCGAGCGCCCGCTGCGTCTGCCAGTGGATCGCCATGCCGTGCTCGGCCTCCAGCACCGTGAACTGCGTGAGCAGCACCTCGGGCCACCGCCCTCGCCCAGGGGGCGCACTCACCACCAGGCGCCACCCCTCCACCAGCCGGGCCAGCACCTCCTTCTGCGTGGCGGTCATCTCGCCTCGGGTTCTCATGGCGTCCTCCGCTCCAGGGCCTTGCCGGCCACTTCCTGCATCCAGGCGGATTGCAGCCGGTCGGGCAGCATGGGGTTGCCGTCGCGGATCATCTCCAGCGCGATGCGGTGTATGTCCGCCTCCGAGCGCACCAGGTAGCGCATCACCGCGCCCCCGACGCCCAGGCCCGCAGCGAACGCCATCACACCCACCATGGTGAACAGCTCGCTCATGGCTCGTCCTCCCCTCTGGTGTCCTCCCATCCGGTGAACGCCAGCGCCCGCGCGAGCTGATGAATCAGCTCCACCGCCTCCAGCCGGGTCATCTCCAGGCTGGTGTGGCTGCTCTGCGCCCCGCCGAAGTGGTGAAGCCACAGGCACACGCGACGCCGCGGGTTCTCCCAGGTCAGCACCTCCGGCAGCACGTCGATCCGCGCCCCCTGTACCCCTCGCTGCAGCTTCACAGCCCCACTCTCTCGCGGATGTCCCGCACCCAACGCAACAGCTCCAGCATCCGGGCAGCCTCCTCGTCCAGCCGGGCAGCCAGCTCGCACGAGCACTCGGGCTTGGGACTCGGGGGTGCCTCCTCGAACGACACCAAGGCGGGTCTCAGCACCGGCTGCAAGGCGTCCACAAGCAGCGCCAGCTCGTCGTTCACGCTGGTGATGTGCTCCTCCAGCAGCGTCAGCACGCCCAGGACCGTGCGCGCCTCCTGCTGCCCCATCTGAGACTTCTCCATGCTCCTGCTCCTCTGTGGTCTGGCACCTCAGAGCATCTGAGATGCTGAGGGCAGTCTGGGGGAGGGAAATCTGGGGGTCAAGCGGCTGAGATGCTCAGGGGGTTGCGGGGGGAGTTGTGGGTGGGGATGGAAGCTCCGATCGACGACGCGGCTGTTTCCCCGGCCGGGGGTCCGCGCGGTGGGCGGAGGCGGGCTGCGGGCCGTCGTCGCACCCTCGGGCGTCGGCCAGGATCAATGATCCGCTTTCAGGGGGCGCATTTAACATAATACGGATTGCACGAAGGGCCGCATCCCTTGCATATCAATGGGTTACTGGTATCTCACATAGCCGATGGGTGCGGTAGTGCGCCGTTCCACGTCCTGGTACGTGTAAACGTACAGGGTCAAAGCCCCTTGCCCTTCAATGGTTTACACGGTCCAGGCACGTCCAGGGGCGTGGGCCCGGCCCCGGCGCGGCGCCTTCGCGGCCTACTCGGAACCATCGACATCCCCGAACAACCACCCCCCGATCATCAGTCTTTCCCGATCCAAGCCGCTTCCTACTCGCCTCCCTCTTCCCCCGACTTCCTCCCTCTTCCCAGGCATGCCGCGGGCTCCCGCTGTGCTGCGCCCTGGGGCGCGTTCCTGCGTCCGCCTGGCCCTGGCCCGTTTCAACAGCATCGACGCTCTGGCGGCGTTCCTGGAGCGCTCACAGCGTCCGTGCCTGTCGCGCATGCTGGAACATTCCATCGCGCCGTCTCGCGCATGGGTGCGGAGCGGTTTCCTGGGGGCTTCTGGTGAGGTCGAGCGGGAGTCGAGGCGGGCAATGTCACATTGCAGAGCGGGGGCGCCTGGAGCGGCTTGCGGGGGCCTTCCCTGTAGTGGCTCTGCTGTAGCGGGTGCGAGGGTACCTACTCACTCCCTCGGCATCCTTCTCACGGTGTACCCTCCCCGTTCCGCCCGTCACGCTACACGTCCCCATCACGCTCCTGGCAGACCGTTGGTCGGGCCGCTCGTCGGGAGAGCGTTTAAACTCTGGACGGGGAGCGGCTGAGCAGCTACGGTTCAGGGGTCAGCGTGAGGCTGACGCTTCCTCTTCACGGACTCGGAGAAACGCCATGACCATCACCGACCGCGACACCCGAACCGCACGGGTCGCCCGCCTCGCCGCCAGCAAGCTGATGCTCGCGGAGCACGACATCCAGGCCGTCGCCGGAGAGCTTCTGAAGGCCGCGGCCCACGCGCCGGATCTGGCTCTCGTTGAAGCCTACGCGCTCCGCGATGAAGTCACGGCGCTGCGGCGCCGGCTCGCAATCCTGGCTCGCAGCGTGGAGAACGGCGACGAGTACCTTGGCGAATCCGGCATGGGCCCGGCCGCCGAGTGACCGCACCAGGGCCCGGCGCCGAGCCGGGCCCGCCCTTCTTCTTCACGGACCGGAGAACGCCACCATGACCCTCGCCATTCTCGCACTCTGCACCGTCACCGGCTGGACCCTGGGACGCGCCCTCACGCGCGCCGTCGGCCTGGCCCGCTAAACCGCTTGCAGCGGGGCCGCTGAGCAGCTACTCTCGGCCCCGCTTTCATCATCTTCACGGACTCGGAGATTCAACCATGGCTACCCCTTCCGCCCTGACCACCGACCGCGAAGCCTGGCTCACGGAAGCCGCTTCGCTGCTCCTCGACACCGTCGTTGCTCCCGCTTGCCAGGCCCTCGGCCACGAGTACACCAGCGCCCTGGCCGACCTGGGCGACTCCTGGCGCGTCGCCTGCGGCTGGCCCATCGGCTCGCGTGCCGGCGCCCGCCGCGGCATTGCCGGACAGTGCTTCGCGCGCTCCGCCAGCGCTGCCGGCCTGGCCGAAGTCTTCATCTCGCCGCGGCTTTACGAGGGCCCGCAGGTTCTCGCCACGCTTCTTCATGAGCTGCTCCACGCTGTGGACGACTGCCGCGACGGACACCGTGGCCGGTTCGCTGCCATGGCTCGCGCCGTGGGCTTCGTGGCGCCCCTCACGGAACTGCACCTCACGGACGCGCTCACGGCCGAGCTGGCCGAGATGGCCGAGCTGCTGCCGCCCTATCCGCATGCGGCCCTGGACGTGAACGCCGGCCGCAAGAAGCAGGGCACGCGCATGGTCAAGGTCGAGTGCGGCGCCTGCGGCTTCCTGTTCCGCACTACGGCCAAGCATCTGGCCGCCCTGGACGAGTCGAGCCCCTGCCCGGCCTGTCACCAGACGGAATCCCTGCTGATCGACGGAAGCGTCGGGGAATGACCCCGGCGCCGCCGGGGGCCCTGGTCACAGCGACAGGGCCGCCGGGGGCGCCGAGCCCCATCCCCATCTTCACGGAATCGGAGAACCGACCATGACCGCACAAGCATCCATCATCACCAGCGAAGCGCGCGAGCGCCTCGGCCGGCCCGCGTGCCGCCAGGCCCTGGAGTCGTTCCGCGAGGCCCTTGGTCTCGTCGGCAGCGAAAGCGTGTCCGGCGTGAGCCTGGCTACGCTCGTCGATCTGAAAAACAATCCGCAGGGGACCAGCGCGAAGCGCGAGGACGCGAAGCGCGCCATGCGCCGGCTGTGCACAGCGGCTGGCTACCGATGGGCGGACGTGGAATTCGACACCATGGCGCTCGTGCTGCGCGTCGCCGAGGACCTTCACGGAATGCCCGGCGCGGAGCCGGAGCCCCAGGCGGAGCCCGAGCCCGAGCCCCAAGCCGAGCCGGAGCCGGCCCCCGAGCCGGCCCCCGAGCCGGAGCCGGAGCCGGAGCCGAGCATTGCGTCCCTGGTGGGCCCCGGCGCCGAGCCCGATGCGGCCACGGCCCTGGCCGACGCAATCCGCCGCATCGCTGGCAGCGCCTCGGCGCCTGTGGACGAAGGCCGCGTCATCGAGCTGATCCGCCAGCATGCGGGGCCGCGGCAGACGACCACCACGCACCGGATCGAGATCCCCCAGGCGTCCGGCGATCCGGTCGTCATCGAAGGCGCGCACCCTGCCGTGCCGCGGCTGGTGCAGGCGCTGGCCGCAGGCCGCGAGCGCGTGCGCCGTGTAAACGTCCTCATGGTGGGCCCCGCCGGATCCGGCAAGACGCACGCGGCCGAGCAGGCGGCGGAAGCCCTGTCCGTGCCCTTCTACAGCATCGGCGCCGTCGACGATGCGTTCAGCATCCTGGGATTCCGGGACGCACGCGGCGAGTACCAGGCGACCGCGTTTCGCCAAGCATGGGAAGAGGGCGGCCTGTTCCTCTTCGACGAGATGGATGGCAGCGCGCCCGAGGCGCTGCTTGTGGTGAACCAGGCGCTGGCGAACGGGTGCATGGCATTCCCGGACGGAATGGTGAAGCGTCACCCGGAGTTCTACTGCATCGCCGCCGCGAACACTTACGGGCACGGCGCGGATCGGCAGTATGTGGGCCGCTCGCAACTTGATGCGGCCACGCTCGACCGCTTCGCCACCATGGCGTTCGACTATGACGCCACGCTAGAACGGAAGCTTGCTGGCGATACGGAACAGGCGTCGCGCTGGTGCGACTACGTGCAAGCGGTCCGCCAGGCTGCGCGCACGAGCGGCGCGCGCATCATCGTCAGCATGCGCGCGAGCATCATGGGCGCCGATCTGCTCGCCGCCGGCTGGTCCGTCGAAGAAGTCTGCGAGTCCGTCCTCTGGAAAGGCTGCCCGGCCGACACGCGGGCACAGCTTGAATCCTCCGCAGGCAAGCCCACGGGAGTCTGACCATGGCGTACTTCACCGACAAGCCTGAAGAGGCGCGCGCGGTCCTGGGATTCCCGGCGCAGCGCGCGGCAATCTTCGAAAGCGTGTCCGACTTCGCCTCGTGGGCGATCCAGGCGGCACCCTCGGCGGGCGCGAGCGTCACGGTTGAGGCTTCAGACGATTGGGACTATGGCGTGGGCTTCGCTGGCATGCTGGAGCTGGCCCGCGTCGGGGGATGGCAGGAAGGCGCCGACCGCATGGCGTCCCTGTCCCTGACTCTGCCGGAAGCCGAGAGCGTGGACACTGTGCCCAAGCGGGCGCGCCGCGTCGCTGGCTCGCGTCCGCACGCGGGAGCGGCAGCGGCCGGCTCGCCGCGCGCCATGATCCGACGCGTCCCCACGGACCAGGCGTCCACCAGCGCAGGCGTCCGCGTGCTGCGCGTCGTGCTCCCCTGGGGGAAGTCTGCGCACGTAGAAGGCGACGCGTGCGAGCGCTACGGCGCCGCCCTGGTGGAATGCATCGACGCCACGGAAGCGGCCGGCATTCGCTGTGAAGTAGTGCTCCAGCAACAAACCGACACCGGGACCGTCGCGCGCGTTACGGCCAAGCATGCCGGAGAGCACGTAGACCGGGCCGCCCTGGCGTTCCTGATCGCGCACCCCGCGGCCACGCGCCGGCTGCGCTTCCGCGCGCAGGAAGGGCCCGAAGGATCCTGGCCGTGCGGAAGCTACGGCGGCCCCACCACCCAGCCGTGGGCTCGCGGCGAGCGCGAGTCCGGCGCCCTGGTTTTGCCCTACATGAGCCCAGGATTCCCGCGCAAGGTCGAGACCATGGCCGAGGCGCGCGCCTACGTGCGGGCGCTCTTCGAGCAGCACATTGCCCGCCTGGCCGCGGAAGCGGCGGCGGATCCGGCGGCGGCCTGAGCGGGCCGCCGTTCACCATCCACCACCATCCATCATTCGGAGCGTTTAAACGTGACCAGACACCAACATCCCATGGCCCGCCAGCTACGCCAGCGCCCGACGCCGGCCAGCATCCCTGACCAGGCGGCGGCCCTTGTGAGCGCCTACAGCGGCCGCCAGGGGCGGCCGAGCGTGACCCTGTACCGGGACGCAGGGATCCAGGCTTGCGCCTGTCTAGCGCGCACCCTGGCCGAATCGGAAGGGAGCAAGGCCGGGACCATCGGCCTGGAGCCGTCCAGGCTGCTCCGCCGTGCGTCGAAGGGTGAGGCGCTGACCGTCCACCAGCGCGCCGCCGTGCGCGCGGAGGCCGGCAGCATCTTGCGACTCTGCGGCTGGTCCGTGACGTGGCGGGACCGCGCGGAGCTGGACCAGTGACGGCGCCCGAGCGGACGGACCGGGAGGGCGCCGTGCGCGCCCGCCCTGGCGACGCGTTCACCGTGGACCAGATACCGCCCGACCGGAACGGCCGCGGAGGCTACGCCATTGTGCGCCTGGCGACGGACACGGACCCGGAGTCCGTCGTCGCCAGGCGCAACACGTACTGCGCCGCATGGATGGCGCTTCAGAGTCTCGCCGGCGGCGAGACCATCGCAGCGGAGGAGTGACCATGGCCCTTCGATTCACGAGACGAGACGGCGAGGGATTCTGGATCGGCGACGCGTTCGTGCGCGTGGCCCTCGGCGGGACGCACGGCGGCCGGCAGCAAATCGGAGTCAGCGTGACGGCCGACCGGGCCGTGCGCGTGCTCCGCGAGGAGCTGGACGACCGACCGGCTCCCGACCGGCGCCCGGAATGCGCGGAGGGCCCTGGCCATGAATGACCCGCTGCTGACCCCGCTCGCCGGGCGCCTGGCCCGGCGCCGCATGGGCGACACGCTGACGCTGTGGCGCCGGACGCTGGCCCTGCTCGGCGGCCCGGCTCGCTTGGCCCTGCCGACGCTCGCCCGGCCCTGGCCGGACGAGTCCGTGCCCGTGCCCACGGACCGGGAGTGTCGGGCGCGCCGCTGCCTGGCGCTGCCGGGTCCGGTCCTCTGGATGGCCGCGCCCGTGGGCACGGACGGCCAGCGCGGAGCCGTGACCCTGGACTACGTGCCCGGCCGCCGGAGCGGGCAATGGCGCGCGACCGTGCATCGGTACGGCGGGCGCCTCGTGCGCACGGCAGACTCGCCGTTCATCGCGCTGGCCCGCACCGTTTACACGGCCCAGGAATCCTGGCGCCCGGCGCTGCGGCTCGGCGACCTGAAGCACGCGGCGGAGCTGGCCGCGCGCACCTGGCACGGCGACGCGGGCGACGCGGACCCGCGCTTCCGTTCTGAATAGACGAACCACCACCCAACGGGAGACCCACCATGGAATCCTTCATCACGCACCTGGCCGCTTTCGTGGTCGGAATCACCACCGGAGTGCTGTACCTGATCGCCGTCGGAGCTGCGACGGCAGCCATGCTGTGGGCGTGCTCCGCCTGCGCCGCAGCCGTGCGCCGAGCGCGCGACCGTTCCTGAATAGACGAACCACCACCAGAGGAAGAAGCCATGAGCCACAACTACAGCGACGACGAGCACAATGAAGCGCTGGAACTGTCACGAAAGCTGGTGGCAGACCTGAAAGACTGGTCCGAGCGGGACAGGCTGCACTACTTCATCGAACACTTCGCGCCGTGCGTCATGCCCGCGGCGCTGGAGCTAGGCGAGCGCCGCGAGGACGCGAAGCGCCAGGGCGATGTGACTGCCGGCGCCATGATGCTGGCCGCACTGGCCGGCTTCCTGAAAGGCGCGCTCGAAGCGGAGGGTGCCGTCGGCATGCGCGACGGACTGACTGCCGACGAGCGCGACATACTCCATGAGGTTTACACGAACACCGCGGAGGTCACCTACGAGTGCTCGCGCGTGGCCGGCATCGACTTCGCCGTGTTTCAGCGGCACGGCAAGTCGAAGCTGACGGATCCCGACGAGATTGCGAAGGCGCTGCGACGCAAGCTGGACGAAGAGGGCGACGAGGGCGATCAGCTCCCGTCCTGAATAGACGAGCCACCACTTGTGACGGCGGCGATGTCGGCCGCCGTCACAGCTTCGGAGCACGGCGCCTGGCAGCGCTGCGCTTCGATGTCCCCCGGCGACAGCCACAGCCCGCACGTTCCACACGCTCGCCCCGGCGGCACGTTGCGGACTGCTCCCTGCGGCAGCGTCACCACCTCCACGAGCCCGGTCTTCTTCGCCTCCCACATGGCCTGCGAGAGCGCCCTGGTGTAGCGCGTCTCCAGTGTCGCGAGCGGCGGGTTCCACCAGCCCCTCGGCACATTGCTCATCGCCTTGCGGCGGGGCGGCAGGAACTTCGGCAGGTGCGTGTAAACGAGCAGACGAGACGCAAGCCCATGGTGATGCATGAGCAGAGCATGGATCCCGCGCATGAGCCGGGCCTGCCGGAACCGATGGCCGTGCAGCTCTGACGAGAACCACAGCTCGGGCGCGATGGTGCGCATCAGCACGATTTCGCGGCGCATCGCCGCAGCCCGGCGGTCGTCCAGCTTGTCCGCAGGGAACGGGCGAGGCTCGCCGGCCCCGCCCTCGTGTGCCGGACGCTCGACGCTCGTCGGGTCCGCGAAGAAATTGGCTCTGGCCGGCCGCATCTCAGCGCGTGATCCCGATGGCGGCCAGGTCCGCGAGCAGCGTGCCCACCACGTCGGCAAGCTCGGCGACCGTGGTCGAGTCCGCATCGAACGCCCGGTCCGTCGTGACGTTCGTGGCCGTGTAGTCCTGCGCGATCTGCTGGTTGATCTTGTTCGTGATCGCCCCCGATCCCACCTCCACCTCGCGGTTGCGGTAGGCGACCAGCGTGCCGACCGTGCCGCCGCTGGTGTCGAGCACGTCGGTGATGTCGCAGCCGGTGCTGCCGGTGCCGGCGATGAGCACGTTGTCTGCGATGGCGCCGTCGATGGTGCCGCTGACCAGTTGAAACACGTCGGTGATGCTCCAGTCGCTGGCGCTCTCCTCGTCGCCGATGCAGTTCGCGTGTGCCTGGAGGTTCACGAACCGGCCGGAGCCGGGGTCCATCTCCAGCACATGGTCGATGGTGCCCGAAGGCCGGACGTGGTTGCCCCGGAAGGACAGCGCCGTGGCTGGCACCGTGGACGTGGAGCCGATGGACACTAGGTCGTAGTTCGCGGAGCCGGACGCCGGGCAGGTGAAGAAGTTGCCGTCGATCCGCACGCCGTAGCAGCGGCGCGCGAACACCATGAAGTCGCCGTCGTTTGCCTTGTCGCGCGGCGCGAACGTGCAGCCCAGGATGTTGAGGATCGCGCCGTCGATGGCCGAGATGCCACCGATGCTCTGCGTGAAGCCGCAGCCCTGCACTTCTACCTGCTGTTCGTCGAAGTCCTCGAAGATGATCCCGCCGTAGGGCACGTTCGACACGGCGTTGACGGTCTCGGAGAACGTGGTGCCGGTGACGCCGCAGGCGGTGAACGCGCAATCGCGCACGCGGGTCTGACCGCCCACCTCGAAGTCCATGCCCCATGCGTAGGTGGTGTCCACGCGGCAGCGCGTCACGGTCAGGTCGCCGCACGAACGACCCACCATGCCCTGGTGGTTGTCCGTGAACACGCACTCGTCCACCGAAACGTGCGTGCCCGGCCCCAGGTACAGGCCGCACCCGCCGCCGCGCGTTGTCTGCGAGTTGATCGTGGTCGATCCCTGGCGCTTGAAGTGCTCGAAGCGGCAGTTCCGGATGTGCGTGCTGCGGGGGAAGCCGGGCACGGCGTCGCGCGTCAGCGCCAGGCCGGCAGCCTCGGCCGTGCCTGTGGCGCTGTCGGTGCCCTCGAAGCCGAGCCCTTCGATTTCCAGTTCGTCGGCGTCGATGATCGTGATGCCCACGGCGCCGTCGCCGGTGCAGTTGAACACGACGTGGCCACTCGCCCCGAGGATGCGCTTCGGTCCCGTCGCCGTAGACCAGTCGATGCTGACGGGCGTCGTGAGCAGCGGCGTGCCGGGCGGGAAGTACAGCTCGCCCACGTCGTCGTTGTCCCGCAGCGCGGTCAGCGCGGCGAGCACGGCGGCGCCGTCGTCGGTCGTGCCGTCGCCGGTGACGCCGTAGTCGGCGGCCGAGATGGAACCGTAGCGCCGCGCGTCGAAGCTGGAGCCGCGTGCCTTCGTCATGACCATGATTAAACGCTCCTCACAGAAACACGGGCACGGGCACCTGTGCCTTGTTGCCCTTCGTTACGTCCCACAGGTCTCTCACCTGCCGCGCGCTCAGCGGCGTGCCGGTCTTAATCCAGAAGTCGTAGATCGGCGTAGTCAGGAAGTTGCTCGAAACAGCGTTCGGGTTCGTGCCAATGGTCCACCTCCAACGGTTTGTAAGCCGAAGCGTGTGGAACCATTCTGCTCCCGTAGCAGTGCCGTTGAGTGTCGCGCCAATGTCACCTCCGTCACGGAGGACGCCATTCACGAACACCTGATATCCGGTGCCGATCTGGTTTACGACCAGCATGATAGTGTCGCCAATAGCGATCCCACTGGTAGGAATATCCAGATTGATCTGGTTCTCGTTGCCCGAGCTTGCGCGAGTAATGATCGCTAGGCTGCCTGTTACGTGCTGAATGCGTAGGAGCCCGGTGCCGCTGACTGTCTGCGCGCCGAACACAAACTGGAGGCCACTAGTGACGTTAGGCACCTCGTACACTACGCAGATAGTCCCGGTGTCGAAGTCGTTCGCTGCCGTAACGTTGTCAGTCCAGTTCCCGTTGTTGTCATCGGTCTGAATATACGTCCCGTTACCTCCCGGCAAAGCGTTGATGCTGTACGCCATCCCAGGAAGCGTCGTCGCGTCCCAATCGGTTTTGTTCAGGTCCGCGCGGAACCACCGCTCATGCATCAGTTCCGCAGAAGCGCCGGCGGCGAACGCGGCAACGTTGTACTCGTTGTGCAGCCACCACGAGTCATCGAAAGATGCCGAGCTAGTCACGCCTCCGTGAGTGAGCGGTTTCCAGAAGAACGGTTTGCACGCAGCCACGTACTCGCAGTAATCGGTAATCTGCCCATCCGTATTCGCTGATGCATAGATACTCTGAAGCTCTGCTGTCGAAGGCGGAGTCCCCTCAATGACAAACACACCAGAAAGTCTGGATGCACTACCCGATTGGCGAAGTCGAATGCGTAGGCTTCCGCTGGAGTTCAATGCATTGGTGTCGTCCCACCACGTATCGCTAGTCGCCACGCCCGACAGGTTCTCTACGTCGGGGGCCAGCTCTGCGCCCCCGTTAATCATAAGCTTCGGGCCGGTGCCGTCTCCTCGTTGCACCACGATAATGTGGGGAAACTCAGTGCCAGAGATTCGTGTGTCGCCGTCGTTGGCCTTCCATGCGTTACGGACCGCAGCAGAAGTCCAGCGCCAGTCAGCAACCAAGGTGGTCGCCCCACCAATCTGATCGACCAGCACGCGCACCTGACCTTCGTCGTTTATCCAAACTCGGAATCGCCCGTAGACGAAAGACGAACCCCATTCGTGATTGATGAGCCAATGGGCGTCAGCCGAGCTGTCAGCAGACGCCATGCCAAGGAACCCACCAACGACTCCGGTGGCCGAGGACAGCCGTGTCGCAATGTCCGCAGGGTCTGTCAGCGTAACGTCGAATGCGTTGGTAGAAGCCACTCCGCAAGCAACGCTGAACGTGCGCGGCTCTCCTCGCGTGCCACCAATGATCCTGCGGTGCACTCGCTGCCCGTAAACGTTTACGTTCCAGTTACCAATGCTGTCGTTCGCCGTCGCACCTGAAGTTTCATCGAATAGCCACAGATGGTTTGCGCCCAGCGCCGTAACGGTTTCTTCGTATGCGTTGACCGAAGGCGCAAGGCGCGAAGCGATGGCAGTAACGAAAGGCATCAGTCTATCCTCAGGGCAAGGGTCACGCCGACGCTTGAAAGCGTGTCGTCCGCAGGGTCGGGCGCTTGCAGCGAAAGCCTGTCGCCTCGAGAAAACGAAACGTCGCTCGCAATGGCGAAAGTTCCGGTAGTGCCGGAAGCGGCAAACGTGACCGTGCCTACTTGTGTGCCGTTGCGCTGGACCGAGAACACGGTCGAAGCAGTGGCTGCGACTTCTGCCGTGGCAACGCTGAGTCCGCCTCCGGCAATCAGCGTGCAGGCTCGCGGCAACGGCAACGCGACTTCGGCCTCGGCGCCGGGGGCTCCCTCGAACGCAAGGCCGATGTCGTACACCTCGGTGGCGACCGCGGTCAGCTCCTGCACGCCCAGCAGCAGAGCGTTTACACGATCACCGGAGAGCAGCGCCTCGTCGAACGTCACCGTGCCGTCAGGGTTTTCCGTGTAGTTCCCCACCTGAAGCACGCCGTTCACGAACAGCAGAAGCTGGTTGTCGCCCGGCGTGAAGCCGAGCGCCGACAGGTCTACGTCGGTGGTGCCAGTCGTGGTGATCGTGGTGGTGTTGCGCGTGAAGCCGTTGAACGCTAGGTCGCCCTGAGCGGTAAGCGCGGCGAGCTGCCGGAGGGGAACAGCGTCGCTGTCCGCAGACGCAAGCGGCAGCCCGGTCACGCGCGCGTTCTCGTTGAACACCATGTCGGTGCTGTGCAGCAGCGTGGCCTGATCCTGAAGATTCGCGCGCGCCAGCTTCTCGGCGAGGTTCTGGATGATGTGCACCAGCTTGTCGAGCTGGAACTCCACGGAGTCGGGGTTGAATCCGCCCCCGGTCACAAGGTCAAGCGTCTGCTCGATGTCGCTGTCCCGCGTCAGGCCGAGCAGCCAGTCCGCCGGCGGCGCCGTGTTGAACGTCACGGTGGCGCCGCTGGTGTAGCGGTTGTTGAGCCCGTCGAGCGTGCCCGTGACCGTGTAGTCGTAGGTGCCCGAGCCATCCTTCTGCGTGGTCTGCAGCACGCCGCCGTCGTCGCGAAGCACCACGACCACCTCGTCCAGATCGAAGAGCTGGAACGGGAACGAGAAGGCCACCGACGATCCGTCGCCGGTGTAGCGGACCAGGGGCGTCTGTTCGTTGACCGTCATGCGTCAGTCCCTCAGTGGGTTGATGCCGGAGTGCTGGCCGGGCGCGTACCAGAAGGGCGTGCCGAAGTCGCGCTGCGCACGGTTCGCCTTCTGGCGGAACGAGTCCTGCGCCTCCGGGTCGAGCGTCTCCTGCAGCCAGTCGAACACTTCGCGCTCCAGCACCAGCCGTGCGTACCAGATGTTCGAGCCGGGCGTGTAGTTGGACACGATGCGCGACAGCTCGCGGCCGACGTTGCTGCCGTCTCCGGTGGCCCCGGTCACGGCGGCATTCTGCGCCAGCCTCACCACGTCATCCAGCGCGCTGTAGGCCGGGCCGATGACACTCTGTGTAAACGTCTTGCCGAACCGGGAGTGATCCGAGAACAGGAAGTCGCCGAACAGGCCGAGCCCTCCGCCCTGCACCATGGCGGCGAGCCAGAACTTCGTGGCCTGCGTCGCGTCCTCGGGGTTGAACGGGTCGATGGGTTCCTTGCCCGCGAGCCACGCCTTGGAGTTGAGCGACATGGCGCCCAGGACCGTGGTCATGAAGATCATGGGCGCCAGGTAGCCGGCCTTCACCTTCACCAGATCCTGGCCGATCAGCGTCCGCGGCGTGACGCCAGCGCGCGCCATGTGCGTGTACATGAGCGTCACCGGGAAGCTCTTGTACATGCCGGTGTTGCGCATCATCTCGCCCCAGAACGTGCCGGAGCGGGTGATTTCGCTGCCGAAGATCCCGCCCTTCAGAGCCGAGCGCGTGCGCACCGACGACGACGGGATCGCGAACTCCATCTCCTCCAGCACCGTGGCCTGGATCTTCGCCGCGACGTTGAAGTCCACCTCGGCGATGGAGTCGAAGTCCATGAACTTCACGCCGTTCCGCTCGCGCGGCGCCGCCTTGCGGGCGATGTCCCAGTCCGTAGCGTTTACACCACGCATGGCGAGCGACCGGCGCAGCGGTTCGTCGAGCTGATCGAACGCCTTGCCCGACTGATCCGCGAGATGGCCGAGCATCTCCAGGCCGAAGCTGTGCCGGCCTACCTGCGTCCACGAGGACAGCAGCGTGGAGCGCATCACGAAGTCGGCCATGCGTCGGGTGACGCCTGCCCCGGTGAACTCTCCCACCACGCGGCCTGCGGAGATGGCGCTGCCGGCAGCCTCCTCTGCCACCAGGCCCATGCGCACGGCGAACAGCCGGTCCTCCTTGTCGAAGGCCCCGCGGATGTAGCGCGACACTTGGCGGCCGAACACCTTTCCGGCGTTCATGCCGTTGAAGTGCGCGGTCATGGAGACGAACGCGGTGTCGGAGAGCGCAGAGATGAACGCGCCCCCGAGCTGCGAGGCGACCAGCACGTTGCGGACAGCTCGGCTGAAGCCTGCGAAGCGCGGGCCCCACGGAGATTCGGCTCGGCCCATCAGCTCCTTGTAGTCGTTCATCATCGCCACCGGGTCGCGCCCGTTGTCGATGGCGCGAGCACGCTGGTACATGAGGTCGAGCGTCAGGTCGGGGTTCGGCCCGAGCGTTTGCACGGCGGCAATCTCGGTGGCGCGCCGGTCGATGTGGCCGACCATCAGGGAGAAGTAGTCGCCGCCGGATCCGAACTGCTCGTCGTAGGAGATCTGCGAGTCTGCGTCCTTGAACACCAGCACACGCTCCTCGCTGTGCCGGTCGGCGAGCCGAGCGGGCCGCCGCTTGCCGGACCCGACACGCAGGTTCCCGATGGCGTTGAGCCCGTTGGTCGAGATGTTCTCGAACACTTCGTCGAGCAGCTCGTCCAGCTCGGTGTCCGTCACCGCCTGGCCGGTGCGCCGGCTGATGATCTTCGACTGGTCGAGCTTGCCCCGGATCGCGTCCTTCCACGCTTCGCGATGACGGGGGTCTCCGGGCGGCACGTTCTTGCCGGCGGCGTAGCGGATGGCGATGGTGTCGTGCGTCTGCGGCACGCGCCAGTCGCGGCGCTCCTTGATGTCGAAGCCCGCGGCCTTGGCGCGGCGCACGAGGTAGTTGTCCACGCGCTGCCACTGCTTCGCGATGTCCTTCGCCACCTGGGACACCGGGGCGTTTTCATCGTAGAGCGCGCGGAGCACGTCCTGGGCGAGCACGCGCTCCTGCTTCAAGCCGAGGTACTTCGACCGAAGGTTCTCCAGTCCGCTCGCGAACAGCGCGTGCGCTCGACCGCGGATGACGTTGCGCAGCGTCTCGATGTTCGGCAGGTCCGAGCTGGCGAACTCTGCCCTCGGGTCGCGGGTGATGATCGACCGCATGATTTCCTGGCCGCGGTCGGCGCGGCGCGACGTGGCGCGCTGCTCCATGTCGGCCTGGTACTTCGTGATCCGGTTGTAGGCGGCGAACTGCAGGGAGGTCTGAATCTCCCTGGTCTGCAGCCGGTCCTCCAGATTCCGAATCAGGCGGTCGGCCTCGATCAGCGCATCGGTGGCCGCGCCGCCGACGCGCATCTGCTCGGCCATGTCGAGCAGCTCGTCCACCAGGGCCTGGTTGACCGTGCCCTTCCGGGCCTTGATGGCGATGCATTCAAGAGGCGTTGGCATTCGCAAAGCACCGTTTGAACTCGTCGATGAAGGCGCGCTCCTCGTCCAGCTCGCGCACCGCCTGTTCCGGCGTGATGGCCCGGCCGTCGTCCGTCTCGATCCGGGCGCCCTCGGGCAGCGCGGCCACGGCCTCGTCGCTCAGCTCCTGCTGCCGGGCCTCGCTGATGCGCGGCTGCGCCTCGCCCTGCTGCTCCTCGATGAGCCGCGCGTAGTCCTCCTCGGCTTCCTGCGCGCGGCGCACCTGTCCGTCCGGCGGGTCGCCGTGGATCTTGCCCTCGACCAGATGCTCGGTGTTCAGGCGCCGCAGCTCGGCGTCCGACAGAGCGGCTCCGATCCGCTCGTTGAACAGGCCCGCAGCCTGCTCCCGCCGGCGACGTGCCGCCAGAAGCTCCTCTCCGGCCGCCTCGCGGGCGCCCATGGCGGAGACGCGCTCTGCCTCCAGTGCGTCCTCTTCGGCCTGCAGGCGGCGAATCTCGGCCTCTCGCGCGGCGTTGGCCTCGGCCATGCGCTGCCGCTGCCGCTCCACGCGCTTGCGCCCCTTGTCGAGCAGGCGCCCGCGCGCCGCCCGCGCCTGGCGGGAGACGGCTTCGTTGCCCGCCGTCTCGATCTGCCGCCCGAGCTGCGCCACCTGGGCGCGGTCGGCCGCGTCGAGCGCGCCGATGGCTTCGTCCTGGCCGATGAGGCCCTGCGGGACCGGCTGCTCCTCCGCCATGAGCGCGCGGATCTGGGCCGTCTGGTTCGCCTGCTGCCGCTCCAGCACGTCGGCCAGGCGGGTCTCGGCCTCGCGCACCCTCTCCAGCAGCGGGCGCTCCTCCACTACCGCGGACCGCAGCTCGCGCACCACGCCGTCCACGCGCGAGCGCGCGATCACCGCTTCGAGCCCGTTGTTCGTGCTCTCCAGCACCCGGCCGAGGTTCGGGAGCATCTCGTCCAGGTCGAGCCCGACGGTCTCCAGCGAACGCAGCCGCTTCGCCAGGCCGTTTAAACTAATCGTCTCCATGCCGAGGTCGAGGGTCTGGTCGTCGGCGCGCGCGCGCACCGCGCGGCCCTGCACCAGCGCGAGCCGCGCCTCCTCGATGCGGCGCAGGTGGGCCGCCTCGTCCTCCGGCGTCGGATTCCCGATCGGCTGCGAGGTCTCGATGGCCGCCGCCTTCTCGACTTCCAGCGCGGCGGCGCGCTGCTCGTCGGTCATGTCCGAGATGTCGAGGTTCCCGCGGGTGGCGTTGTCCGTGTTCCGGTCCCCGCGGATCAGCTTCGCCAGCTCGGCCGCACCCATGCCGGCGACCCGGAACGCGCCGTAGAGTCCGGCGCCCGCGGTGGCCGCGGTCAGCACGTTCTCGACGCCCTTGCCGAAGCCGGCCTCCAGGCCGGCCTCGCCGCGGAAGCTCTGGACGATGGGCTGAACCAGAGCCTCGGAGCCGCCGGCGATGCCGGCCTCGATCAGCATGCCGCCCATGATGGACGACCCGAGCGGGGCGGCGAGCAGCATGGACAAAGCAATCGGCGGGTCCGTGACCACGGCGGAGATTTCCCCGGCGACGCCGCCGAGCGCGGCCAGGCCAGAGGCTCGGGCCCCCACGTCTTCGCGCTGCGCTTCCAGTCGCTGCGCCTCGGCGTAGACGCGCTGCATGATGTCGTTGTGCGAGCGCGCGCCCAGGGCCTCGGCCAGCTCGGGGCTGCGGTTCATCTCCTCGGCCATGCGATCCCAGAACGAGGCGATGCTTTCCTCGCCGTGGGGGATCACGTCGATCACGTCGGTGCGCCCGCCTCGCCCGCCGGGGCGGCGGCCGTGGTACTGGAACGACCGGCCGGTCACGTTGCGGTAGGCGTCCAGCACCTGCCGGTACTCCCGCGCCATGTTCAGCGGGCGCGAGATGGAGCGATCGTTGTATAGGAACGCCTCGGCGGAGACGCCGGCGTACTCCATGAAGTCGGCCGGAATCACAGCCTTGCCCTGCTGCCGGACGAAGCTGTGGTTGCTGCTATCGGGCGGGATGAACGGCATGGTCAGAGGTCCGCAGACGTTTCAACGCGACCGCCGGGGCGGGCACGCTCGCCGCCGATGTCGCGACCAGATGGCCGGCGAGGTTCCGCAATCGGAGTCGGAGGAGGCGAGCTGGGACGCGCCGCCACTTCCAGCGTGCGCGTCGATCCATAGTCGTCGAACATCGCGCCGACGTTGAGCAGGAACGGCTGGCTGTTGGCGCCGAGGACCGGACGGCCGCCCAGCATGATGTAGTACACGCCGTCGCTGTGCGGGCGCAGCGTTGCGTGGTCGAGGAACTTCTGCGACGTGAGCACGCCGCCGACACCAGCCGGCAGGCCGGCATCCCCCATCATGGACAGAGAGCCGTCTGCCAGCGCGACGTGCCCGTATCGGTTGAACGTGAATCCGTCCGCGGAGAACTGCTGCCCCACGTAGTTGGTGAGCAGCGCATCGAAGTCGCCCTGCGTCATGCCGCGCCGCGGGACGATGGTGTCCTCTCCGTTCATGCGCACCAGACCGCCGGAGATGGCGTCGAGCGCGTCGCGGAAGTCCTGGCTGTTGATGGCCGCGCCGCTCTGCAGGTTCGCCGCGTCGGTGTTCGCCGCGTAGTAGGCGGTCGCTGCCGGCACGAGCGCCTCGTACAGCGCCGGGTGGTTCGTGAACAGATTGTAGTAGGCGTCCGGGATCGCGGCCCGGATCTGGTTGTCCGTCAGCGCGTACTGCTCGCTGTCCATGATGCGGCGCCCGCGGATGATCTGCTCGGACACGCGCGGCGACTCCGGCGCCAGGGCCACGGCCGTCGCCATGGTCTCCTCGTTCTCGGCCCACAGTTGCGCGGCCACACCCTTCACCATGTTGTCGGGCAGGTTCTCGGCCATCACGGCGAGCTGCGCCGCGGCCTGGTCCGGGGCGGCAGAGCGCAGTGCCCGAGCCATCTGCGCTGCCTGCGCCGGAGCGAGCACGCCGATGTCGGCCCGGTTGTAGTAGTCCTCGGCCTGGTAGCCGGCGCGCGCCAGCGCGGTCCACTGCTCCGCGGTCGGACCAATGGGGTTCTCGGGATCGCTCACGTCGAACGTGATGTCCGGCCGCTGGCGGATGAGCCCCGCGGAGACCAGTCCGCCGATGGGGTCGCGCCGCCCCATCTCCTCGGTCTCGGTGATGATGGCGTCCATGCCTTGCAGCACGCGGCGCTGCATCTCGGTGGTGTTCGGCGACTGGTTGACCGACGCGAGCATGGCGTCGCGCTTCTCGTACATGCCCGGCAGCCCAAGGGTGCGGAAGCCGGACACAATCTCCTGCACCTGCAGGAACTCGTTTACATCGCTGCTCACCACAGGGTCGTCGAGCGCCTCAGCCGCCGCGATCAGCGACTGGTCGTCGGGCAGGAACGCGTCGGCGCGATCGACCAGGCCGGCGGTGATGCGGTCCTGGATCTTGTCGCGGAGCAGCTTCTTGTTCGCCTTGTCCTCGGAGTCGGCGGCGCGCGCGCGCGCTGCAATCTCCGACTGCGCTGCGTTGATGAGCGAACGCTTCTCGTCGTCGCTCAGCTTGTTGTCCCATCGGTCGGTCTGCGTCAGCTCGAACAGCGCGCGCTCCGGGCCGGAGACGAACGCGCCGCCCTCGTCCTGCATCGACGGCTGCAGGATGCGCCCGGACAGCGTGCCGTAGGCCAGCTTGCGCAGGGACTGGTAGGCAAGCTCCCGCTTGAAGTTCTCCGGCTGGTCGAGGGCGCCGATGTCCTCGCCCATGTCTCCGGCCACTTCGTCGAACAGCTCGGGGTTCGTGAGCAGCCGGTTCGCCTGCAGGTCCGATGCTTCCGCGAAGCTCTGGTTCAGGTACTCGACGGCGGCAGCCGCTTCGATGCGCAGGGCCTGCGACTGGATGCGCGTCGATAGCCGGCGCATGCGGTCGGCGAGCTGCCCGCGCGCCAGCTCGGGTGCCGCGTCCAGCTCGGTCTGGTACTTCGCCGCCATCTCCTCGGAGACGGTGGCTGTAAACGCTCCCGGATCCTTGCCGTCGATGCCGAGGCGCAGCTCCTCCAGGCGCCGCTCCATCTCCAGCGCGATGCGCGGCTCCTCGCGCGCCACGTAGGCGTTCGAGACGTTCTGCTGGATCCGGGAGCTGGCCTCCGCGGCGCTGCGCGCGCCCTGGGCGAAGGACTGCAGCCCCGAGGCAATCACCTCGGGCGAGCGGTCTGCGCTCTGGCGGCCGGCAGTGGCCTGCTGGAGACGGCCGGGCTTCGTGATGCGGATGCTCATGGGGTCACTCCACCGTGGCTCGGCCGGTCGTCATCATCAGCGTCTGCTGCCGCGCGAGCTGGAGCTGCTGCCCGCCGCTGGCGATGTCCCCGCCGGCGCCGAGCACCGTGGAGATGAGCTGCGCGCGCCCGGTGCGTCGGATCTGCCGCGCCTGGGTGCGGTCTGCGGCGGCCTGCGTGGCGCCCGCGTAGAGCGCCTGCCGGGCTTCCAGCTCGGCCTGGGCGGCGTTCTGTGCGGCGAGCGCCAAGGGCGTGCCGGTGAACTGGACGCCGGCGCCGGCGGCACGCGCCTTCTCGCGAGAGAAGTCGATCACCGCCTGCCGGCGGATTGCCATGGCGTCTTCGTTCGCCTGCAGCAGCCGCAGCCGCGCGTTGTCCTCGGCCACCTGGGCGTCGAACTCGCTGCGTTGCCGCGCCTGCAGACCGCCATAGACCCGGCCCGCCACATTGGCGCCGGTCGAGAGCACCAGCCAGGTTACGGGGTCGATCGCCATGTCCGTCGTGCCTCGTGTAAACGGCCCGCCACACGGACGGGCCGAGGGGTTACAGCCGGTTCACCGCATCCTGAGCGTCGGCCATCACTTCGGCCAGCTCCTCGTCGGTCAGGTCGCGGCCCTCTTCGTCGGCTGCGCGCAGGATGTCGAGCAGCTTCTGAACGTTGCCGCCCACCTCCCGGTAGAGGCCGATGGCGCTGAGCACCAGGTTGATGATCTTCGTCGGGTCCATGGTCAGGTTGCCTCCGCGAGCGTGCCGCGCACCGTGCGGAGCACGGACTCGACGCGGCCCAGGGTGTCTTCGGCCTCGGACGTGCGCCCGGCACGGACGGCCGCCTCGGCGTCGCGCAGGCCGTCGAGTACCTCCTGCAGCTTCACCTTGATGTCGGCGCGCTGTGCGTCCGAGATGAGCCCCTGCTCGTGCAGGGCGATGGTGGATTCCGCCACGCTCTCCACGGCCACGGCGGTCGCGGCGATGGCGCGGAACGGGGTCTCGCTCATGCTCGGCTGCTCGAAGAACTGGCAGCCGGCGATGGCGATGGCGAGCATGGTCAGGGCCAGCAGGTGCGCCCAGGCTCGAAGCGGGTTCATGCGTAGGTCTCCTTCGTGAACAGCGCCGCGGCGGACGCGATGAGGGTCGTGAACGCTGCCTCGATCCCGGTCGGCGCGGTCTCCATCAGACCGGGCGCGAAGTAGGACAGCAGCCAGATGACCACGGTGGCCGCAGCCCCCGCGGCAGCGGTGGCCGTGGCCTTCCGCTGCGACGGCTTGTGCGGTACCGGAGGGGTCGGTTCGCTCATGCAGGTGCCTCCGTGAAGGCGGCCAGCGCAGCTTCGGCGGAGACGAGCTGCTGCGGCTGGTCGCGGTCAGGTCGGATGCCGCCCCACAGTGCAGGGGCGCCAGGGGCGTTGCTCCGCCGAACGTCGAGATGAAGGCCGGGCGTCGGGCGCCAGTGCGGGTACACGCCGACGCCGGTGAAGCCGGCGCCGATCGCGACCTTCTGCGCGCGCTCCAAGTCCCACTGCGTCTTGATGCCGCCGGGCAGCACATCGACCGCGCGCACCATCTTCCAGCGCGAGAAATTGTGCTGGCTGCCGCTGTCGTCCTCGCGCCCGATGGCGCCGTCCACCGGCGAGATGGTCACGGGCTTGCCCCAGGCGCCACGGAACGCGTCCAGCCGCACGAGCAGCACCGGGTCGAGCAGGCGCGCCCAGCCGCGGAACTCTTCCTCGTGGAAGTACGATGGCGTGTAAACGTCCCAGGGGTTCGGGCTCATTGCGGGCACTCCGGCAACGAATCGCAGAGCCGGTCCAGCTTCTCGGTCAGCTCCGTGACGTGATCGGTGTTCTTCTCGATCTTCAGCACGAGTCGAGCCATGCGCGACTCCAGCGCCTGGTGTGCGTTGTCGGCTTCCTGTCGGCTGTACTCGGCCAGGGAGATGGCGCGCTGCGCAGCTTCGACGACACTGACGCGCTCGCGCATTTCGCCCTCGAACCGCTCGAACGCCGTGGCGAGCTTCGCGCTGGAGATGGCGAGCTGCTTGATCGACTCGGACTCCTGCTGCTGCCAGTTCAGTATGAAGGTCAGCAGCACGGGCGCGGTCAGCACGCCGAGCATGACCACTCCGCGATAGAGGGTCAGCTTGGAAGGAAGATGTACCTCATTGCTCATCGGTCGCTAATCACCATGTCGAATACGATGCCGCGCAACGCAAACGGCAGGGGCTCTTCGCTGCGGACTTCCACCAGCGTCTCCTGTGCCCATTTGGATTCTGGAAGCGTCTTCTCGAACACGCGCGTGCGTGGCTCGATCTGCGCTCCCATCGGGTCGTCCGGCTTCCGCAGTTCCAGAAGGTCGAACGTGGAGCCGCCTTTCATGCCGACACGGCAGGCGATCGTGTTGTAGAGCAGCAGGTGTGCGCGCACCGCGCGCTGCCGGTGGCCTTGCGATGCGCCGGTGTTGGAGCCGGGGTCTGGCGTGACCGGCACCACGCGCGCCGTGTAGGGCAGGCCGACGACGACCACGTCCGGTTCGCCGTCCACGGTGATCTGCCCGCCGCTCACGACGGCGGTGCCCTTGAACAGGCCGTCGGCGACGACCTGCACGGTCTCTCCTTCGAGGTGGTTCAAGCCCGTCACCGTAGTGATCGGGGAACCAGGCTCGAAGATCACAGCGCCGTCCACGAACGGCCAGCGCGCCTGGTCGTCGCCCTCGGTGAACGCGCGCTGCACGTACTCGACGGTGCGTTCGCCGGCGCCGTCCACGAGGCGGTACACGTTCATGTACAGGTCGTCCGACAGACCATCCGGCGCAGGGATCGACACGACCGATTCGACGAACGAGTCCGTGCCGCCGAGCGTCCACGACGCCCAGGCGTAGACTTCTTCCAGCGGCTCGTAGGTCATGACCGCGGGCTTGCCCGTAGCCGGCAGAGCGACGTAGAGCGAATCGGGCGTCTGCGCGTAGGCGGCCTCGAACGCCCCGGACTCCAGAAGGTGGTCCGAGAAGATGGCGCGGTCCGGCGCGATGACCTGGCGCTGCAGGATGTCCTCGCTCATCTCGTAGACGCGAGAGCCCGACCGACCCACGGTGAGCAGCGAGTTGTTTACACGCACTGGCAGGATGAAGTCTCGGCTGCCATGGAAGCCCGCGCTGTCCACTTTGATGTTGCCAGGACCGAACGGGTCGAGCTGGTTCTGCTCGCCGAGCAGCTTCTCGCCGATGGCCGTGCCGATGATGAGGCGCACGAACGGCACCAGCCACTTGATCGGGTCCGTGCGGTCGTCGTCGATGGTGACGGTGATCGCCGTGGAGAAGTCGATCAGTCCGTCTTCGTTGTAGGGGTTGAAGTCGGTGAAGTCGCCGAGCACGGACGAGTAGAGCGTCTGCCCCTTCGAGAACCACACGCGCTGCTGGTAGAACGCCACGGCGTCGGGCCAGCCCTGCACCGTGCTCCACGCGCCCTCCGCCCAGAACTCCGTTGCGTCGTTGCTCTTGGCGCTGTCCGGGATGTCGCTGTCGCTAACTACGGTCGCGGTAGCGCTGGTGGCGCTGGCGACCGCGGTGATTTCCAGGATGGCGTACAGGCTGGAGCGGTACGTCCAGTTGACCGCGCCGTCGGACTGGCTGCCACGCGTGTGCTGCGGCGCGTTGGCGCCGGTGGTGCCGCTGCCGTCGGCCGAGTAGATTTTCCCGTCGCTGAGCACGCGGTCGCCAGCGCTCACGGCGGTGTTCCCCGTCCAGCTCCCGAGCCCGGACAGGTCGTCGGCAAGCACCAGGAAGAACGCGCCGACGTGCCCCGCCTCGAACACGGCGGTCGATGCCGTCACCGTGATGCCGCTTCCGGTCAGCGCGCTGAAGCTCAGCTCGGTGCCGTTGTCGTTGAGCGGAAGGAACGGTCCGTTCTTGAACGGGAACGCGTCGCGGTCGAAGGCAGTCGGACCGGTCTCGTTCAAACGCCGAATTCGCTGCGGAGCGAACGTCGGCTCGGTGATGTACATGGTGTCGCCGGACTGCGCCCACTTGAAGTTGTCCAGCTTCTTCGGAGTGACCCACGGGGCGCCGGCGCCGTAGACCGTGGGGCTTGCGCCGGTGCGCAGGAAATCTCGATCGTTCTGGTTGTAGATCGCGCGGAAGCTGCCGAACGTGCTGAAGTCGAGCACATACGCCTGATCCTGGGACACCACGAACGGCACCAGCCGGTTCTCGCCGTTCTGCTTGCGCAGGGTGTCGATGAACACGGTGCCGCTGCGGCGGACGACGCCGCCCTGGCGCCGGACGATCATGTTCTCCAGGGTGTCGCAGGCGTTGACGTACCGCGCCAGGTCAGACCGGCGCCGCAGCCGGGGGCTCCACTCGCCTCCGGTGAAGTTGGTCTGATACAGGGAGCGGTACGCCATCGCTACTTCCTCAGTCCAGCCAGCCGAACAGCCATCGCAGCAGTCGCCCCCACCAGCTCACTCGACGCGGAGGTTCGTCGGTGCCGGTAGGGGCACGCTGAAAGACACGCTGTTGCTCAGCACGGACTCGAACTCACCGTCCACGGTGGACAGAGCGCACGTCCAGTCGCCGGCGCCGAACGTGCCGCGAGTCGCCATCCACGAGCTGGTGCCGTCGCCGTTCGGTGCCCAGGCCGTTTCCACGATCTGGTTGCCGGAGACCGGCGTGACCGGCGCGCTCTGCGTGCAGTAGAGGCGGTAGGTGTACTGCTCGGGCGCATCGGTGTCCGGCATGCCCCAGGTGAAACGGGGCTCCCACGGCAGGTCGGCCAGCGCCACGGGCGCAAGGCCCGAGAGCAGGGCGAGCAGGATCAGGGCGGGTAGGTGCATGGTGCCTCCAGGGTCAGTAGGGGATGCCGTAGTCGCGAGAGCGTTGAAACACGTCGATGTCCAGTTCGCGGGTGCTCTCGCCTTCCATCGCGTCCTGGTGCCGCGCTTCGCGCAGGTAGTTCTTGTAGACGCGCCACAGCTCCTCGCGGAGCGAACGGTCGCCGGTGACGCGGTAGGCGCAGGTGTGCGCGAGCTTGGCGGCGAACGCATCCACGGCCAGCGAGTCCCACACCCCCAGGTTCGTGATGTCCGCCACGTAGATGATCTGGATGGGCGCGCCGTAGTCGGAGAGCAGGTAGTCGCCCTCCTTCGCCCACGCCACTTCGCGTGGGTAGAACGCGCGCAGGTTGATGTAGTCGCCCGGCAGCCGGTAGCGCACGGCCCAATCAAACTTCGGCGGCGTCGGGTCGGCGGCCAGCTCGGCACGCTGGATGGCGAAGTTCCAGTAGTGCGCTCGCAGCACGGCGCGGCGCTGCAAGTCCCACACTGCGTTCAGTGCGCGCGCCGCCTCGTCGTCGTCGGTGAGCGACGTGAGCGACGCCCCCTGCCCCATGAGCGTGATCGCGGTGTTCGCGACTTCGATGTCGCTGGTTCCGGCCATGGCAGCGGCGGCCTCCTATGCGAAAGCGCCCCGGCCCGCTTGCGCGAGACGGGGCGCCAATGGTGGCGTGTAAACGCCCCGGCCGATCAGTCGATCATGTACTGGAGCTGCCATCCCACGACCGCATCGTCCGTGGGGTTGGCGTCGAGCAGCGAGGCGTACACCTCGATTTCCGGCATGATCGCCGGCTCGGCGGACAGGTCGGTGTACTCCCACAGCTTCTTGTCGAAGTCGGTGGGGGCGTTGACCACCCGCGCCTGCCCCGCGGACGACACGTCGATGCCGGCCTGGATGGCGTCGGGATCGGTCGCGAAGGCCGAGCCCGTCACCGGGCGGACACCGATGTCCATGGTCACGGACGCGCCGAGCGCTTCCCAGCGCACGAGGCTGTCGGCGCCCAGCACTGCGTCGCCCGGCAGCCGGGCGAGCAGGATGGTGTCGTTCTCCGCCCACGCGAAGGTGTCGGGCGTGCGGTCCTGGATGGCGCGGATGCGCGCGCCGTTGAACGACACGTCTGCGAGGCTCTGGACCGCTGCGTCGAGCAGGCCGGTCGTCTTGCTTCCGGTAGCTTCCGGCATGGCTTCGTTCTCCTACTCAGTGAGTCAGCGGATCAGGGCTCGTCGCAGACGATCTCGACGACCTTGTCCTCCTGCATGCGGGTCGCCCCGATGCTCATGGCGAAGTACGCGTACTGCGAGAACCGCTTGTCCGGGCGCGGGGCGATCTGCGCGCGGATGTCCTGGCCGATGCCGAGCTTGATGCCGCTCTTCGCCCAGGCGATGACCCGGCGGTGGCTGGAGCCGTTCACGAGCAGGCGTTCCAGGCGCTTGAACCGGAAGCCCATGAAGGTGTCGATGCGGCCTTCGACCAGCGCCTTCACGCTGTTGAAGTCCTGGCTCGTGGCTTCCGTGGTCTGGAGCAGGTCGCCGAGCTGCTGTGCAGTCACGGCGATGTAGCGCTCCTCGTCCGGGTCCACGTCCGCGGAGTCGAGCAGCACCTTCGCCTCGATCAGCTTGGAGATGGTGAGGCCGGAGTCGCCGGTGCCCGTGCCGAACGCCCACGAGTTGACGGCGACCTGCTGGCCGGCCGGGAAGCTGATCTGCGTCGATCCATCCTCGCCGGCGTAGGCGGTGCCGAAGGCGGCGTTGATGATCTCGTCGTCGATCCCGCGACCCATGGCCCAGGCGTGCGCCTGCGCGTAGGACGAGGTGGGGTCGATCAGCGTCTTCAGGCGATCGAGGTCGTCGATCAGGTCGCCGGTCTCGTAGTCGTGCATGGCGACGCGGCGACGCGCGTGGGGCGTGCTGTTCAGCGGCGAGTCGCCGTGCCGCTGCGTGACCTTGCGAGCGGCGACGGCGCCGATCTGGTCGAAGTAGGCGGTCTTGCCGCGGATGCCGGTCTCCAGCGCCACGCAATCGCGAAGGCGAGAGCCCTTCTGCTGGACGAGGAACTCGACGTTGGAGCCGTACTGCTCGACGAACGCCGTGGTGATTTCGAAGCTCATGGAGGGGTACTCCCTATGCAGCTCAGACGGTTAAACCCAAGCGGCACGGGCTACCCACTCGCATGGACCCAGCCTTCGCTCTCTCGGTGCGCACCGGGCGGTCTTCCCCGCCTGCCACCGGACCGTTTACACGGCTGCCCGGATTTCTGCGCGGAAATTACCCCCCTTCGATGAACTCTGCAACTGCCTGCACGGCGACCTGCCAGTCCCGGTAGCCGTGGTTCGCGCACCACGCGGGGTGATCCATGACCAGGCGCATTGCCTCCAGCCGGATCTGCTGGCGCTGCGTCAGGGACACCGGGGGCCGGCCGGCCCCCGTGCCTCGTGCGTTCGACTGGCTCATCGCGCGCCCTCCTTGGCGGGATAGGCGGCCTGGAACAGGCGGCTCATCTCGTCCACGGCAGCCTGGTGGCCGGGGTCATGCTCGTTCGTCCAGCGCTTCACGAACGTGGCGTCGCCCTTCAGCTCCGCGATGCGCTCGCGCGCAGCCTCCGGCGTCAGACGGCCCGTGCCGCCGGGGCGCCCGCCCGACGGAAGGCCGGGCTCCTGAAGCGTCCCGCCCAGCTCGGCGAGCATGCGGATCAGCATGGGGTCGTTCTCCAGGCCGTTCCGCTCCATCCATTCCTTGAACTCGTCGCCCTTCTTGTCGGCCACCTGCTGCGCGAGTTGTAGCTTCTCGTCGAACGCCTGGCCCCAATCCTGTTTCAACGCCTGCTCGGCGGCGTCGAACTTCTGCTGGTGCGCTTCGGAGACGCCTTTCCACGCCTGCACTTCCAGGTCGTTCAGCGTCGAGATGATCGATTCGGCCTGGCGCTTCGTGAACCCTTCCCGGTGGAAGATGTCGCGGAAGTGCTGGATCCGCTCCTCGCTCATGGGCGGCATGTCCTCGGGCCGCTCCAGACCCGCGGGAAGTCCGTACTCCTCGGGCTTCTCGGGCGCACCGATTTCCCGGAAGAACGCCTGGCGCTCGGCGTCGGTCGCGTTCTCGCCGAGGCGGCGGATGAAATTCTTGGGGTTGCCGACCATCTGCTGCGCCGACCGCAGCATGCGCGCCATGCTGTCGATGTCGGTGATGTTGCCGATGGTGGGGTCGGCCTTCAGGTCGTCGTCGGACAGCAGCTCCACGGGCTTCGTGGAGCGGAGCTGCTCCAGCGTGTAGGTGGTGGGCGCACCCCCCGCGGGCGCGCCGCCTTCACCACCGTCACCCTTACCGGGCTCGCCCCCTGCCGGGGCGCCAGCGCCTGCGCCAGGGTCGCCCCCGTCGCCGCCGGCCTCACTACTGAACAGGCCACTCCAGGCTGGATTCTCCATCGTCCCTGCTCCTGCGATCCTGGGCATGTCGGATCATCTCCTCCATCTGAATGAACACCTCGTCCACGGGCGTCTCCCGCCGGGCGAGGATGTGGAGCACCAGCGAACGCCGGCCCTCCTTCTGTGCGGCGCGAAGCGCCACGGCCATGCCGTCGTTCAGGTGGGTCGGTTCTGCGAACGACGGCGAGATGAAGCCGGCCTCACGCATCAGGTCGCGCAAGACCAGCTCCCCCTGTTCCCCGCTGAACACGTCGCGGTACGCCTGCAGCAGCTTGGCGCGCTGCCGTTGGTGCTCCAGCTCATCCACCTTGGAGCACTGCCTGCGCCTGCGCCGCGTCCTTCACGGCTCGCGCGGTGCCCTGGCTGGCCTCGATTCCCGCGGCCTGGGCCTGTGCCTGCGCGCGCTCCTGCCGGCGGCGGGCCACCTCGGAAGGCGCACGCATGATGACCGGGGGCACGTTGACCAGCTCGTTGCCGAGAAGCTGCGCCAGCTCATCCGTGTCGATGTTCTCCAGCACGGTGGGGTCCGACTCCGCGAACGGCGCGATCGTGTTCACGAAGCGCACGATGTCCTCCACCTCGCCGCTGCGCTGCGCACGCGAGATGGCGGACTGGTAGCCGATTTCGATGGTGGTGCCGTCGAGCGCGTCGGGCGGCTCGGGCAGCAGGCCGCGGCGCATGGCGCTCTGGAACGTGCGCTGGATGACCGGATCCAGCAGCTCGGGCTCCAGGCGCGAGAACAGCGGTGCCACGCGCATCAGCTTGTCCTGGCGGCGCTCCATGGTGAACGTGGCCTTCACGTTTACACCCGTGGAGTCCGCCGTGATGTCGAACACGTCGTTGTAGAACGCCTTGCGAATCAGCTCGCGCTCGGCTTCGAGCACGCTGTCCGAGATGTCCGGGCGCGCGCCGGTCTGGATGGGCTCGATGCGGCCCTCGTCGCCGGCGCGGTAGTAGTTGATGCCGCCGGGGAACGTGCGCACCGGCCCGAGAAACGAGTCGTCCGGCATTTGCAGCGGAGGGTCGATGGCCTTTTGCGCGGCGCGGATGTACACCTCCCACATGCGCTGCATCATGCGGATGGTCGGCAGCATGCGGATCCCGATTCCGACGCCGTAGGTCTCGCCCGTGCGCACGGACAGCCGCGGGGTGGCGTAGGGGAACTCGTTGTAGCCCTCCTCGCGCAGCACATGGCCGCCGTCGCAGTCGATCACCCACACCGAAGCGAACGGCCGGTTCGATGCGTCGAGCATGCCATGTAAACGCTCGCGCCGCGGGAACACCGCATGCACGACGGTGTACTCTTTCTTGCCCTCCTCGGCGCCGTCGCGCACGTAGCGCTGCTGGATCGAAGCGGGCAGCGACGCAAAGCCGAACTCCTCGATGAGAAAGCTGCACTTCCACTTCGACTCGCGCATCACCGTGTCGATGACGCCGGCCGCGTTCTCCATGGCGACGATTTCGCCGAGGAAGCGGGACTGGAACGCCATGCCGCCAGGACGCTCGCCCATGTAGAGGCACGCGGTCCCGAGCCCGCCCAGGTCCGCGTAGGTCATGTGCAGCGCCGGGTGGAAGTTGCTCTGCGGCTCGTTGAGCATCCGGTACAGCTCGTTGTGCACCTCGTAGAGCCAGAGCTTCACCTGCCGGTTCTCGCGCAGGTCGCGGTCGCGAGGCGCCATGTGGAACCACCGCGACTGGCGCGGCGTCAGGTTCGCGTGGACGCCGCCGGCGAACACGTCGTTGGCTTCTTCGGCCGTGCTGTCGTAGATGCGGCGCCGGCGAAGCGAGCCCTTCTGCCACGTCGTCGTGAAGGTGGCGCGGTTCGGCATCACCAGCTCGGAGACTTCCTGCCAGGTGTCCGCCCACAGGGATCGCTCCTCCTGACCTGCCTTGAACTGCTGGAGCACCCTGGCTCCGACCGTCATGTCCATGGCTCAGCCCCCGCTGCCGATAGTCGTGCCGCCGCGGGGACGCATGCCCGTGTTGCCGGCGTTCCTGCGCTCCGTGAGGATGAGCGACCGGCGACCTTGGCGGCCGGCCTGGCGGCGCAGCAGGTCGCGCCTTCGTTGAACGCCCGAGATGCCCGGCGTGGGCACCGGATCCGGCTGCGGAATCGTCGGCGCGTCCGGGAACAGAAGGTCGCCGGCGGCGCGGATCGGAGTCGTGGCGAAGTCGAACAGCGCCGTGGTCGTGTCCTGCACGAAGTCCCACGCGTCGCTCAGGAATCCAATTGCCATGTCAGTACCCTCCGAAAGGGTCGTACTCAGAGATGGCCCGGTCCATCTGCGGAGACCGGAACGTGCCGCGGTCGGGGATTCCCTCCAGCGGGTTGTAGTCGCTCTCCGCTACAGGCGGGCGGACGACACTGCGAGGGTCCACGTCGGGCTCCTTCATGACGCCCTGACGGAAGGCGTCCGCGGGGTGGCTCGCCCAATCGTGGACGGGCTTCTCCTCGAACGTCTGCTTGTCCTCGTTCCACTCCCGGTGGTACTCCAGGAGCGCGTCGATCAGGCGCTCGCACTTCACGGTGTCGAACACGCAATGGTACTTGCGCAGGTAGCGTCGCACCTGCGAGATGCCGTCGTCTACGAAGTGTCGTTTACACACGTCGAAGCGGATGCCCAGGCGCAGCGCCTCGTCGATGCGGCGCTTCTTCGTCACGTAGTCGCGCACCTTCAGATCCCACGGGCCGATGTGGTTCGAGTAGATGTACGGCTTCTCGTTGACCTTCTTGATCCAGTAGTCCAGCGACCCGTTCGGCTCCATCATGAAGTCGATGAACCGGCGCTCGTTCATGTGCTTCTGCACGAAGATGATGGCCGTGGCGTCGAACCCGATGTCCCACCACGTTTCAACGGGCAGGTCGGGGTCGTAGGGCACCCGTTCCATGCGCCCGTCCTTGCGTAGATCGCGGATGATGTCGCCGTAGTAGGCGCCGTGCAGCGGCGCGTCGAAGCTGTTGTAGAACTCCTGCTGGATGTGCTCCTCGCTGACGCCGCGCTCGCGCTCCTCGTCGATCATGGCGGGCGTGACCACGGGCACCATGACGCCGTTCGGGTCGCGCTTCTTGGTCACGTCGATGGTGAGGTTCTCGGCCATCCACCGGCCAGGGTGCTCGGCCATCATGCGCTGCGCCGTCTGGTAGAGCTGGTAGCCGTGGTTGCGCCCCCGCGCCGTGTAGATGAACACGGCCCATCCGTCGTTTTCCGCGAGGATCGGCGCGAGGTAGTCCCACGCTGCGGGGTTCTGGATCGAATACTCCGAGAAGACGATGCCGCGAGGGTTCGGGCCCACGAGCGCGGACGGGTCGTCGGTGCCGAGCACCTGCCAGATGGAGCCGTTCACCAGCTCGATCAGCATGTCGTCGTCGCGCTCGCGACGGATCAGGTCGCGCGGGAACATATCCCGGTAGCGGTGCGACTTGCTCGGGTTGAACGTGTCCACGGTCATGCCGTTCCACACGAACTTCCGGGCTTGCTTCAGCATCGGGCCGATGTGCCAGTAGATGCCTGGATTCTTCACCGCCTCCTTCGCGGTCCACGCCAGGGCGGACAGGTCTTTCCCCGCGCGTCGATGCCACAGGCCGACGTACCGTTTCCCGCCGTTCTCCATGAACGACTGGAACGGGATCTGATACTCACGCGGCGTGTAAACGCGCGGGTCTGGAACCTGAATCACCGCCACGGCGAGGCGCTCACTTCCGGCGGATTTCGATGCTCGCGCCAGCGGCTTCCGTCGGCACCGGCGGATCCACGGTCAGCGCCCCGGCGGCCACGGCCGTGACGACGTACTCGCCGTCGAAGCTCGCGGAGCCCCGGACCTCGATGATGCTGTTGGCCTCGAAGACGCCGAGCCCATTGCCGCTGTCGGTGATCGTTCCGTTCGCGTCGCCGGCGATGGTGGTCGCGACGATGCGCTGCGAGACGCCCTTGTCGCGCGTGATGTCGCGGGACAGGTAGCGTTCCGATGCGGAATTGACGGTGCGGGTGTTCGAGATGCGGGTTGCCTCACGCATGGTCAGAACCTCTTGCCGTAGTCGATGGGGTATCTGCCGGTGGGGAACTCGCGCCGAATCGTGGGGGTCGGCAGCGGAGCCCCCACCACGCCTTCGATTTCCGTGTCCGTGAGCGTGCGGAAGTCCACCGACGCCCACAGGGACATCAGCTCGTCTTCGGTCTCACGCGTCAGGATCCGTCCCGCCGGGAGCTGGGAGCGCGGATCGTTGCCCTTCGCCATGGGGGATCGCCTCTCGCTGCTCGACGGCCACAGACTTCGGCTCGCCGTAGTTGATGATCTGGATGGTCGGCACGGCGTAGCCGTCGCCCTTCACCTCGACGGCCTTCTTCTTCGGGAACAGGAACTGCGCCACCTTGTCGTTCAGGTTCGAGCGCTGCAGCGTGGTCAGGTCAGGATCCTGCGCGTCCACCGCCATGTTCAGGACGGGGTGGTAGGCGTCGGCAACGCGCTCAGGTCCGAACTTCTCCTTCGCCACGGCATTCGCCAGCGCCAGGAACGATTCGGGGTCGTCGATCTTCGGGGCCTTCGGCTTCGCCACGAGCGGGCTCCGTGTAAACGGTTCGCGGCGATACTACATCACGCGGGGGAGCGCAAGGAAGAAAGCCCGGTGACGGTGCGCGGCCGGGCGCCGCGGGCCCTGGTCTCCCATCCGACTGGAGAGGTAGCCGCCGCGCGCGTGCCGCGCGGCGCCTGGGCCGGTCCCTCGGCAGGGATCAGTACGGGATGCTGTTGTCCATCCTCTCCTGTGCAATCCGCGCGAGCAAGTCGCGCTCGCTGGCGGTGAGGCGGTCGTCGCGCTGGAACGCGTCGATCACTTCCTGGATGGCGTCTGCCTTCTCCAGGATGCCGAGCTGGTCGCGGTAGCGCTTGAACGCCGCGTCGGCCGGCTCCTTCGGACCGGCTTCCGGCGGCGCCTGCGTGGCCTGGTTCTTGATCCGCTCCTTGGCCTCGTTCATGGCCTGCGTCAGCGTGTGGCGCTCGGGATCCGTCCAGGCGTCGTTCTGGATGGCGTTGCGCATGTCGCGCCACTGCTCGCGGGTCTCCAGCTTCTCGATCTGCTCCAGCGTCTTGTCGAACGCGTCGTTCGCCACCAGCTCGGCCTCGGCCTCTTCCGGCTCGATGGTCTGCGGCTGCTGAGACGCGAGTCGCTGTTTCAACGCCGCGCTCCCGCCCTGGGTCTGCGGCGGCGGCGTCACGTCGCGGGGCTCCGGCGAGATGTCGCGCGCCTCCTCGGCGACAGCCACACCGCGGAGCACGTCAGGGAACGCGTCGCGAATGGCGAAGGCGCGCGCCCGCATCTTCAGCATGCGCTCGGGGTACTGCGTCCAGGGGCCCTGCTTCCCCCACAGGCTGGCGCGCTTGGCGTCCTCCTGCGAGAACTCGGCCTCGACGGGGCTCTGGCCGCGGCGCTTCACCACGCACTTCGCCGTCATGGTCGCGCGGTCGAACGTCTCCTGGATGTCCTCGCAGTCTGCGCGTCCGCGCACCAGACCGATCAGCGCATCGCCCCACACGGACGGGCGGCCGTTGATGACGGCGATGTTCTGCAGCGACTGGACCGGGGGCAGGCCAAGCTCGGCGCCCATGGCCGCGGCGACCATCACGTTGCCCGGCTTCCCCTTGTAGTCCTTCGGCACCATGTCCGACTGCGCCAGCATCTCGGCCAGGCGCCAGGCTTCCGTGGCGTTGGTCGGGACGAGATTGAACCCGCCCGGCATTGCGATCTGCGTTTTCTCGCTCATGGTCAGTCTTCCTTCGGTCGGTTTTTCTGAGGCGAGAACCGCATGGTGACGAACTCCGTGGGCTCCACGGTGTACGCCTTGCGCTTCTCCTTCTTGCGGATGTAGGCCCCCTTCGTTTCGCCGGGGATGTACCCGACGGCGTGCTCGCCCATCCACTCCTGCACTTGCTCCTTCAGCGCATCCCGCGCCTTCGTCAGGTCACCGATCCGCCGCTGGATATCCTGAAGCGTCCGGTGGTAGTGCACCGCCTCCTGCGGCAGCTCGACGTGCTCTCCGTTGGTGCCGGGGTACAGCTCGCGAAGAATCTGCTGCGTGCGACGGTGCCCGAACACCAGCTCCGGCGGCTCGCGCTCCTCGACGTTCCGCGTCCAGAAGTCGAGACAGGTCTCCTCGATCATGGCCGCGATGTCCGGGTCGAACTGCACCACGTACAGACGGAAGTCGGTGCGTCCGAACCAGGCGAACAGGTCGCACACCTGCGTGCGGGTCACCAGCATGTGGTGGTGGCACTGGAGCAGATAGTGGGGCGGAATCTGGTCCGTCATCTCCTCGCCCCACTCGCTACGGTCCGCGAAGAAACACAGCTTCATCTCACCGCAGCGCGAGCCCTGGCCACTGATGGCCACCATGATGTCCGGCGTGCTGCTCACGAAGCACAGGTCACGATGGATCATCGGAGCGTCAGGCACGCGAACCACGAACTGCTCCGGGTTTACCTGTAGCTCCGTGGCCAAGCGCTTCAGGTAGCGCTGCCGCAGCACGTCCTCGAACTCCGACCCGAGCGCGCGCGGGTCGTCGTCGTCGTACTCCTCGTTCGCCACGGCCGGCTTCTCGCCAATCAGGCGCAGGTACACGTCCATCGGCTGCGCGAACGGAGACTCGTTGAACAGCGCTGCGATGTCGCTGCTCCCGATGGTCTCGTTCTTGATCCGCGCGTGCTCCTCGCTCAGCGCCACGGCAGATCATCCTTGATCGTGAACGGGCACGATGCGCGCTGGCACTCGTTCACGCTTTCGCCGACGCGGTTGCAGTCCTCGACGCTGCACTCCACCAGCGGCATCTCGGGCTCGGGCGCCGACGGCGCCAGGGATGCGGTGGGCTCGGGCGGCTGCCGACGCTTGAAGCTGTCGAACAGGTCCGCCGTCAGCCGATCCTCGATGGCCTTGGTGAACTCCTCGCTGTTCGCCACGCGGCGCGCCGTGTCCGCGATGTGCGGCTCCATGGCCTGCTGGAGCAGCGCACGGTTGATGAACGTCGGGTCGTTGCGGATGGCGTCGGCGACGGCGCCGCGGATGGCATCCAGCACGGCCTCGCCAAGCTCACGCACCATGTCACGGCGCTGGCGGGTCGGCTTCTCTGCTTCGTTTTCGGTCATTTCCCATGCTCCTCGTGTAGAGTGACCAGTCGCGTGTAAACGGTTTCGAGCGTGGTCAGTGCTCGCCCGCTGTGGATCATGTCGCGGTGGCAGCGGTACACGGTCCAGCCGAGCAGCAGCGCCGCCTCGTACTTGTCCATGTCCTGCCGCGCACCGCCGATGCTCTGGTGTCCTCCCTTCGATGCGCTGCGCACCAGCCCCTCGACTTCGCACGCCAGCTTCACGTCGGGCCAGGCGAAGTCGAAGCGCCAGCGTCGCGTCGGGTGGAAGCGCAGCTCCCGCTCAGGGGTCGGCAAAACGGCGCTCGCCCGGATGTGCAGCGCCAGCGTCTCCTCCAGTTGGCTCAGCCGGGCCATCCCACTCCTCGTGTGCGATCTTGCGCAGGCGAGTGTAGATGGCGCGATGCACCTTCAACAGCTCGGCGTAGGCCACGTTGTCCGGCGGATCCCGCAGCACCGCGGCGTCCACGAGCTGCAGCACCACCGGCGGAAACTCGCGCCCTTCGTAGCCGATCAGCCGCGGGGCGCCGGTCAGCTTCACCATCATCGCCGCCTTGCAGTCCTGCCAGAAGGCGAACCAGTCGGCGTAGCCCTCAACGGCCATGCCCGCCCCCGAATAGCTGATGGACACGAGCCGGGCCGTCACTCTCGCGCCGCGGCCCGCTCTGCATCTCGCCCTTCTTGCGCGCCTCGTACTGCTCCATGGTCTCGCCGGGGCGCGCGTCGCTGTAGTCCTGGCGCACCTGCACGCGCACGTCAGGCAATCGCTGGCTCCCCTCGCGGGGGTACACGTCCTGCCAGCCGTTGATGATCGCCTCGTCGAGCAGCGCGTGAATGTCCTGGCGATCGGCCCGTAGGCGCTCCAGCTTCTTCAGCATTCGCTTCACGGCCACCGGCGTCATGGGCTTGCCGATGTCGATGCGGCTCTGGAAGAAGTCGGACCATCGCTCCTGGTCCAGCCATGGTGGCAGAGCGTTTAAATCCAGCTCCGCCTGAACCATCTTGCGCCGCCCCGCCATCCGCTACGCCCCCCGCCGCATGTTGAAGTGGTTGCGCGGCGGGGTCTGGTAGTTCCAGCTCAGGCCGATCTTCTCCGGCAGGAACGGCAGCATGCCGGGAATGGAAATGAGGTGCGGGTTCGGTGTCAGCGCCACGCTGACGTGCCAGTACCGCTCCTTCGACTTCGACCAGCGGCGGCGCTCTTCAGCTTCCCTCCTCTGCCGCTTCCTCGTCGCCTGGTCCATCCTCGCCTTGATCCGGCTCCGAATCTCCGGGTCGGTCACGCAACACGGAAGGGTGGACTGTTTCTCGTATCGCTTCATGCACAGCCTCCTGGATGATCTTCGCCGCCAGCTCTGCCAGCTCGTTCCATTCTGCCTCGGTCACCGCGCCGCTCCCATTGCTCTCTGGCGATCAGCACACAGGCGGTCGAGCCATTCCATCGCGTACCGTGGATGGATTGACGGCCAGCCGGGGCCAATGTCCTGGACCGCCCGCCGCAGCAACCTCTTGATCGGTTCATAGGACGCCCAAAGCTCGTCAGCGCGAATGAACGTTGGGAAGTCTCCGTGATCCTCCATGCTTTCTTCCATAGCCGAGTCGGGCGTGCCGTCCTCGTTGCGCCACACCATCAATGTGAGCAGAACCGTTCTGGGGGGCAATCCTTTGCCTGGCGTGATGGAATACGTCTCGGTGTAACTCTTCACTTCGACCACCTCGTGAGTCATGTCGCTTCGCCCATTGCTCGCAGCATGGCGCGCTCGCGACGCGCCTGATACTCACTATGCAACCGCTTCTCCATGCTCGCTTCTCCTCTGGTGTCATGCGCCGAAGTGCTCCACCACTTCGCGCTCTATCTGCCGCTCCTCTGGCGACAGTGCCTTGCCTGTGCCGATCTTCGTGATGATGGCGAACGCCTCTGGCTCCGTGTACATGCCCGCGTTCACCAGCTCCACGAAGCGCGCGTGCCGCTTGTTCCACTGCGGCCGGCGTTCTCGCATCTGCCTGCGTTGCGCCTTCCTGGCCTTCGACCGCTTCCTTCGCTGTGCTCCTGAGGCCATGGGCTCTCCAGATCAGAGGGGGTTCCGAAGGGCGAGCGCAAGCTGTCCCATCGAAGAGACAACCTGCGCTCGTCTGCGTCGGGCTCACCGAGTCGTCGGAGGCACCGTCGGGCGGCCGGGCTCATTGCCTGCGGTCCCGGCTACCAGCCGTGGCTGGCTCGCGTCGCGTTGCGGCTGTCGGCAGTCCCACAGTAGCCGCGGCGTGTCACGGCCGGCTCCGGCTGCCGTCTGGACGCACACGCGTCTGTCCCGACCCGGAGTGACCGGACCAGAGGCTTGGCGGCGGGGGTTGCGAGGGAGGGGATTTCTGAGGAGAATTTCCCTCGACCAGGCGCCGCCAAGCTAACTGGTCGTGAAGGCCCCGACTGGATCCTCTGCCGGTCGGGGCCTTCGTCTTTCTGGATTCCGAGATTGCTCTCCTGTCGCCGGGTCGTCAAGATCGAGATGCCGTTCGGGGCTGGTCGGTCCCTGACGGCAGCGCCGGCGGCGGGCCTCCCGCCCATGCTCCCCCGCCGTCGGCGCTCCTACTCGCTCACAGCAGCAGCCGAAGCGCCTCCGCCACGCCGGCGCCGAGCAGGAAGGCCACCACCTGCTGGTGGACTCCTGCCTCGCGGTAGCGCTGGCGCCAGATGCGCTCGGCCTTCCGGCGGTCAGCCTTCCGCTGCCTGCGGTCCTCGTACACCAGCTTCACGGCCCTGGCCCTCCTGCTCCTGACGAACCTTCCACTCGTAGTAGATCGCCGGCGGCTCGCCGGCCGCGGCCAGGAACTGCTCGATGGCTTCCGTCGCCAGCTCCGCCGTGGTGGTGTTGCGCTTCACGGCGAACGCCCGGAGCCGCAGCTCCGTGTCCGGCGTCAGGCGCACGGTGATCCTGCGGTTCCTGTTGTGAACCTGGCCCTGGCTCATCCACGCTCCTCCTGTTTAAACGCCCATACAGCCATGGGTCGGCCATGGCCCTGCTTGCGCTTGCTCTGTGTCCAGCCGATGCGCTGCAGCGGCCAGTCCTTCCTACGCGAGTCGAACACGGCGCCCATGATCCGGGGGTCGGCGCCCTCGGGGTAGCCGCCCATCTGCACGATCACGTCGTCGCTGGTCACCTGTCCACGCACCGTCGCGAGCTGCAGCGCGATGCGCCGCGCGCGCTCGATCCAGGCCACGCGGATGTCGCTCTGCTGAACCGTCACCAGCGCCTCGTCGCGCCGGCGCCGGGCCTCTGGCAGATCCATCTGCTCCTCGGGGGTCTCTGGAGGACGCGGGCGCGCGCCGCTGTAGTGTGCACACCAGCGAGCCTTCCAGACCGGATCGAACAGCGCGGGGTACATGAACCATCCCTCGCGGATGCCGTGCTCGTCGCCCACCATGGCGGGGTCCGGGTTAGCGCAGCGGATGTGATGCGTGCCAGGCACGAAGCGCTTGTGGCGACAGCTCCAGCACTCATCGTTCATGGTGCGGACGGTTTGATCGGTCACGTTTACATCTCCCATCTCAGCTCCAGAATCTCAGGCCGGCGATGAACACCGCGGCCAGCACGAACACGAACTCCACCAGGCTCATCAGTGCAGCTCCCCGCTCTCGGCGAGCGACTGCGCCTGGACGCTCCAGAACACGTCGCGCATCTCGGCCGTGATGGACATGACCTGGTTCACGGTGAACGGCAGCGAGGCCGGCGTCAGGCACACGAAGCGCTCGATGAAGTCGGGCGCGTCGCGATGGCTGACCATGACCACGAGATGCTGGTGCCCGTCGATGGCCTGCGGCACGAACGCCCACTGGCCCTGCCAGCCGTCCTCGGTCAGATCCTCCAGCACATCGGATGCCGTGAGTCCGGTCATGCCTCATCCTCCCCGCTATCCGTGCCGATCGCTGCGCGAGCGCGATACACGCAGTCCATGTCGCGCTCGTATCGGCGCATCATGTCGGGGTACTGCTCGCGGTCGGGGTACTCCTGATCGACTCGCTCGGCCAGATCGTCCGCGCA